AAATGAAAGCACTTTTGCTATTTCGCTCAATGATCTTTTTCCCTACCTAAAATCCGGCAATCAGCTACCTTTGTACATGATGCCAAGCGTCCTTATTGAACTATACTGGCAACCAGTAGCAACCAAAGGCACTCGTCTCTCGGCACCCAAAGCTGGTGCCAATGTCCAGTGGGAGATNAAGCGTCCCCAGATATTCGCCGATTACCTATTTTATGGAGGTGATTTNATGGAGCAGTACCGACAGAAAAACTCTAACCTCACATTTAATTATGTTGATTATCGCCTATCGAAGAACTCGCAGACCCAAGCACAAGCGGTCAATTCGGTAAGAAATATTGGCGGTAATGGTATGGTGGTGTCTAAGGTCTTGTGTGCATATGAACACGCCCACGCAGACCCTCATAAACATCTTATCGGTGTCTATAATGCCAAGGCACCCTCCTTTGCCTTGGATAACCAAAGCCCACCGGTTGCTACCAAACAGCGTCAAGAACTGAAAGCCAATCTATTTGTCAATAGTCGGTTTCTCTATCCGCAGACAGTTGGCAACCCAGCAACTCATTTTCACCACCTTATTGGGTCGCAAGGCTCACCAGCATTCGTATCAAGAGACCACTACTCCGGTGAAGGCGGTGGATTATCTGGTGTCAATGTTGGTAAGTTTGAGAGCAAAGAACCATCCACTGACCTACGAGGCACCCAGTTTTGGCAAGGACACAAACTCCTTGGTGTGGATCGTGTTGATAGTCGTGGTATTGACCTTCATATGGCAATGCCGACTGCTGATAGCGTCCATACACAGAGAGCTTGGCTTGAAGTCCTCCGCTATGCAACTCTGGTTGATGGTGAGTTCAATTGCTATTTTGCTTAAAAGTCTTGATTGCCATAAATACTCTAATATATGATTGCCAATCCGGACTTATTATATATGGATGATTATACATAATGACTAAGTGATTTAGTTTATCGTTTTCTACCCCTTTTTTTTTATATATTTATACTATATAAATAGTATGAGTGAATACGCCGACATCAAGCTCATAGAGTGTAATAGGCAACAATCTATACAAGGGACATCTGGCAACAATACCCAACCAGCCCAATTTACATGTCGCCTTGGTAATACAATCCAACTGAAAGCTGGTGATAGTGTAGAAGTGATGAATGCTTTTGTCAGTGAAGATGGTGCCGGTGGTGAGACTATCGAACTGAAAGGACAAAGTATCAAGGATGGATTTGGAGTACCTATCACACAGACCTATGAATATACAAGATTGGAGATAGACTACTGGGATGAAAGCCGACAGACATATACCTTGGATAGACCCCTCAATCGTGCCAATGTGCGTGTGAAAGATTTACAAGCCCAACCTCTCAATACTTTCATCACGAAGGAGATCAAGGACAATGAGCTCAATTTTGAACAATCTTACTATATCTCTGCGAATGGTGAGAACTACTACTCATATCCTCGTGGGTTTCTTTGGAATGATTATATGACTGGCTCCACCATTGATTTTTCTAATTTGCTCACAGAAGCCGTCTATGAGATAGAGGATGCCCCCACTCTACCTACAACACCATCTGGAACCGATAGGTCTGGGATGAACTATGGAGTGGCATTCAAAGAGAGCCTCATTGCTACATGCGACTACTTCTTGTCCATTACCGGAGGCAGTGCTGGGAAACCAGCTGGTAGTGCCACCTCGGCAACATATAACTTCTACAAACCCATCATCGATAATGAACGATATACTTGCTTTTGTAAGACTTTGATGGTAAGTCCCTCTAAGATTGCAGAACCAGACCAAGATTTTAAAACCTCCTTCAATAAGGACTGCCATACATTTAACCCTATACTCAATGATTTCGTAGAATATAAGGAATTAAAGACCATCACAATACCAGCTGGGCATATATCCCAAAATGGCATGGCAGAACAATTTACACAACAACTCCAAAAAGCATATGAGTATGATGATGTCAATGATAAAGAACTACTACAACCACAGACATTTGAGAGTTTTGAGGGATTTAATACCGGCACAGTACCCAACAGCAATACGCTACTCCCCTACAATTTTGTACCCAACCCATCTTTTAATCTAAAAACACCCACATTGTCCAGTTTTTCAACAGAGAGCTACAAACCTTTTGAGGGATGGTCGCCAGTATCATCAAATATCATCACATACCTTGTGGTACAAGTAGAATTGGCACCGGCAGAAATCGTGGCTGATATGGCGGACAAGTTGGAGACACTTGGCGAACAAGATAAAATGATATCCATATTCAAGTGGTTTCAGCAATCACAATGGATCTATGTCAAGAGACCAGAACTCTTCACACTTGGACGGAAAATCAACACATATCTTGGAGCACTGGCGGAAGATAATGGCACCTTTTCGGTTATTACCAATGCCATTGCCAATGACCAAGACATAGGCTCAACAACAAACCCCATTCGTGATAGTTATGAGACAAATATTTTATGGACGGATGCGAACCTCGAACGATTTAGAGACCTCTTTATTGCTCAAAGCAAATACTACAAAGACCTCATTGAAGCGAAGATGGGAACCAATAAGCTTGTGAATAAAGGACTGCCGGTATTTAGTGATTTATATGATGAGGCACGATTTCTACATGCTTCTCGTATGGATTTAGACCCAGCCGACAGCAGTGTGTATGGTAGATTGCCAGACGGAGACCTTACCAAAGTCCCCTACCCATTTGGGATATCTGGATTGGGTAGTGATGGATATAGAGCCTCTGTTGATGCTGATGAGAAGTATTTATCAACCCCAGTCTTTTTCGCTTACCAAACCAAGAATGCAAACAAATACACCTCTGGGGATGATCCAGAGGATTTGTGCTATGGTGCCATGTTTCGCAAGGTGGTTGATAATGGTGGGGGTGATATAAACTCGTATATCACATTTAGGAATGACTTAATCAAGTCCATTGATTTTAACCTCTTTGACAACATCGCCGTCGATGGTGCCGGCAATAAAACCCTACTTGCCAATACGAGATGTATTGGTTGGGATTGGCACGCAAGATCATATGGTAATGTTATACTCGGTGGGACTTCTGGGTATCTAAGTCAAAACACAACTGGCGACTATTTCTATGGTAAAAATAGCTTAATACCAAGCAAAGACAATGGCGGTGGCACAACCCCAATCCATGCCTCCAATCTATTTGAACATCGTTTTTCATGTATAGACCAATTTAATGTCTTGCGGTATGTGGGAGCGATAAATCCATCTTTAACCTTTGACCAAATCAGCGGTACATTTGGATGGAAGGGATTACATACAGCAGAGAATACTGGGCAACCAGATTTGGCTGGTAGTGAGCACACACAAACTATACAACATCCAGCCGTGCCACCAGCTGGCACTCATGGTGGTAGTGCTGGTTGGACTGAAACAATAACCACCGGTATCCCTCTCAATCCACAAGCACCAACCGAAGTCTATAAAATCAATAAACGATTGAGATACAATTGCTATTGTCCAGATGCTCGCCCCTATAATTTAGACGCCAAAGGTGAGTTGTCCCAAGTCAATAGTAAGGACGGACGAACCAAAGATGCTTTTGAGACAGACATATCAATCCCAAATACTAATATGAAGGCTGGCACCATTTTTGATAGTCATTGTGGTATCTATCTGGATCTTGCGAATGCTTGTCCAAAACAATACTGGGGACAATCCCTTATCGGTATCCTTGGATTTACATGGGAGCAATACAATCCAACAGTAATCAATCATAACAATAACAGACTACAACGAATAGACAACAACAATCTATTTTCATTGCCATTAGCAACAACCAACGCCCAAGTAGTATCGACGGATCTAAAACAATATCCAATGAATATTTGGGGTGCCATCACTTATTCAACACAAGTCGCCGTGCCCATTGTCATACCGATTGATGAAATATCATATNGCNCAGCTAAATCNNTNCANTATAGGTCTGCTATTGTAGAGCAAACCGAGAGTATAGTATTGCGTGCCCAAGGATTACCCAAGCTTATGTCTCGCCCCTATTTCACAATCCGGACTGATTTACTTGACACCGCTGAATATACTGGTGGATTGTCTGGTGGATTAAAATTACCCATCATCGGTTTGGTCGATAAGATGGAGGGTGCTGGGTCATACTATTTCACAGAGGCTGGTGGTATGACATTTACTCTCACTCACGATAGGTCTATCAGTAGTATCACAACCAGCATTCATGATCCAGATGGTACGCTTGCTCGTGTGGATGAAACATCGGCCGTCATCTATAAGATTAGTAGGACAATGAATACCGGACGATTTAATATCCTCCAACAGATATTGGCAGAGGAGCAACCCAAGAAAAAGTCTTGATTGCCATAAATACTCTAATAGAATACTGCCAATCCGGACTTATGAGAATGACAATGAGAAGTAGCCAGTCTTTACTTCTAATTTTTGGCAGTATCTCTTTTTTAAGTTTTCTCGTATCTCCAACTCACGCTTGGTCTGTCTGGACAATAGAGGATGAAAGGGAACCATTGTCTTTGGGTCTTTGTTTAAATCACGGCACATACGACGAACACTTGGAATATCACCAGCGTGTAGAAGAGATGTAGCCAATTTATGTATGTCTTCAACAGAGGAAAATGAGGAACCCTTGACAATATAATCACTCTTGATATACTGCTGTATTTTACGGCAATCAAGTATCACATCGTTTTTCTGTTTGATAGTCAATCGTTTCTTAGGATTACAAGTACCGAGAAACTCTTTCAAATCAATTAAGTTATAGAAGACATATCTATCAAGCTCCGGTTTGATAATATCGATGATGTCTAATTCACTGGAAAGTCTCTTGACCAGTTGTTTCTTTTTCATAGTTTCTGGTTGATCTATATCAATCTCAAATGTTTTGATGATGTCGCATAGCTCTTTCTTTGAATGGGACTTGTGTATCATATTTGTTATATTTATACCACAGAAAAAAAATATGTGTTATAGACATAAAGATGGTCAAAGTCCCAGAAGGAGAACTCAAAGCACCGGAGATACGGCGTATGATTAAAGCCCATAACAAACTCATGGGTATTGATATACCCAAAGGCACCGACAGAGCTGGATTGATTGCTCTTGTACAGAGCAATGGATACAAGATAGACCACGAGGCAAAGAAGCTTGTGCCATCTGTAAAGATGAAGCGTAAGCCCACAGTCAAACTACCACCAGCACCGGCTAAGAAAACCAAGGAGGAGAAGGAAGTAGCAAAAAAAGAAAAGGTTATCAAACAGAAAGCCAAGGATGAAGACGCATACCAGAAAGTCAGTAAGCAAGTTGAGGCAGTCAAGAAGATTGGTGAGAAGCGTAAGGCACGATTGGATAAGGTGCCAAAGGGTAGTCATCAAATGCCGGATGGCTCTATCATGAAAGATAAGGATATGAAGAAACCACCCAAGGTCAAGGAGATTGCAACACAGACTGAACCACCGAAGCTCAAAACATTTAGCGACAAGGAACTGATGGAAGCCTTTGGATATTACAAGGTTGGCAAGCTGAATGAGATCCTCGATAGTTTAGAAGGGACAAGCGGAGCTGGTGGTGGTAGCAAGTTGTCTAAAATCAAAAAGATAATCAAGTTTCGTGGATTGAAGAAGCTAAAATCCTTAAAGAAGGACTAAATCTCGTGTTATACCCCATATTTACATTAAAAATGCCCTAATATGTCCTTTAAGTCTTATATTATACCCTAAATAGCACTTAAAGAAACATAGATTTTAAAATCTATGTTTTAAATACCTCTCTTTAAGTCATAAAACGAGACTTTTGGCATATATAGAGGGTATATATGGTATAATATAAGACTTAAAGGCTCCAATTGATATATATATAGGATTATTTTATATATATAGTATATAACAATATGTATCAAACGATACACTTGATCAATAGCTT